TACATTGAGATTGGTCCAGGCTACATATGCGGTCTACCGACTGCGCTAGATGGCACCAACTCCGGTGTCCAGCATTTCTCTGCATTAGGGCTAAACGAAGCTGATGCGGAGCTAGTTAACTTGGTTCCAGGACCGCACCCGATGGACATTTACCAGCGTGTTGCAGATCAGGTGCTTAAGAACATTCACGATGAAGGCGAGAGCGAAGAGGCTAACCAATGGTTAGAGTTCGGTGTTGATCGCAGCGTGGTAAAACGCAACGTGATGACCTACGGATACTCAAGCAAGCAGTTCGGGTTCCAAGAGCAGCTCATTGAAGACCTAATGAACCCACTGAGCGATAAGCTTTTGAAAGGCGAATTGAGTGAGCACCCCTTTGGAGAGGACAGAGGCACCAAAGCCGCTTCGTTCCTAGCTAGGCACAATTGGAATGCCGTGACGACAGTTATCAGTAGTGCCGCCGAAGGAATGCAGTTCTTTCAGCAGCTCGCAGACATTGCAGCACAAGACGGTCGTCACATGACTTGGTTCACACCGGTCGGCTTCCCTGCTGGTCAGTATTACCCAAAACGCGAGATAAAGAAGATTAAGGTCTACCTGCATGATCGCGAGGCCTCGGTGCAACGCCGTACTCAGATCACATTAAGAAACAACAAAAGAGGCACTGTCGATAAGCGTAAAAGCAAAGCAGCGATCAGCCCAAATGTGATCCACAGTCTGGACTCAGCGCATCTGATTAAAACTGTCACTAAGTGCTTCTCGGAGAAACGTATTAAAGACTTCATGCTTATACACGACAGCTTCGCCACAACACCGGCTCAGCTCCAGGGTATGTATGAGGCTATTCGTGAAGCCTTTGTAGAAATGTATCTGGGTAACGACTTGTATCAAAACCTACTGAAGCAGGTCATGTCCAATTTAAGTGAGACAGCAACAGCACCTGAGTTACCGCAAAGAGGCAATTTAGATGTCAGTTTAGTTTTACAAAGTAAGTACTGTTTCTCTTAGTTTTACATTATGTCCACCCTATAGAGATAATCTTCTCGAACCGTATCCTCATAATAGTCACCCCAAACCTTAAACAATAATAAGGCTACCGCTATGCATCCACGCGAGCGAGTGCTTAACCGCGCACGGCTTCATCTCAATAGAGGTGAGCCGCTCCCTCTTGACCTGCTTGTCGCCTTAGACGAGCTCGGTCTTTCACTGGTCAATTTCGACCATCACCCCCCACTAGATGTAAATAAGGAGATATCTAGGCATGACCAAGAGCACCTATCAAGTTCTTACGACACCCATTGGCAGAGCTAAGTATGTTTGGCTAAACAAGCCAGACACTAAGTTTGGTCAAGAGAAATACAAGACCCAGCTTCTTATCGATCCTGAGGAAGCCAAGCCGCTCATCAAGGCTCTGCAAGATACTGCAGTGGCTGAGTTTGGCGACAAGGCCTCTGAAGCAAAGCTTGGCTTTACGACTGACGTAGACACTGGCGAAATCGACTTGAAGACTGCGACTAAATACGAGCCAAAGTTCTTCGACAGCCAGGGCCAGCCAATACCCAAGGCTTCATTACCAGAGCTGTTTGGCGGTAGCCGCCTAGCACTTCGTGTGAAGCTTTACCCTTACAATGTCAGCGCGACTAATTATGGCATCACCTGTCAAATCATGGCTGTCCAAATCGTTGAGGCCTTGACCTCGTCGGACAACATGGAGGGATCTAGCTTTGATCGCGTTGAAGGCGGCTTTGTCGCCCAAGACACTAACTTTGCTTCAGCCGGTGTAACAACACCAGCAGCGGATGACAGCTTCGGTGAAGCTAGCTATCTCGACTAAACCTGTCGTTAACAGGTTCAGGTCTGGACTAGAAGAGAGGGTCGCGCAGCAGATAGAAGTACATGGTTTACCGGTCGTTTATGAGACTGACAAAATCAACTTCACATATCCAGCTCGTGACGCTCGCTACACACCAGACTTTAAAGTGTGCATCGGAGACCACACGTTTTATGTAGAGACAAAGGGCATCTTCTCGGTAGGTGATCGACAGAAACATCTTCTGATCAAAGAGCAGTGCCCTGACATCGATATTCGATTTGTCTTTAGTTCCTCTAAATCAAAACTCTACAAGGGAAGCCCAACTACTTACGCCGCCTGGTGTGAGAAGCACGGCTTCACTTACGCAGACAAACTAATCCCAGTCGATTGGTTAAGCCCAGGCGGTCAGTCTCCAGACATGTGACCACTGGGCCGCAGCAGTGTGCTTCCACAGGGCCCACTGCTCAAGGAGAGCGGGGTGGCTTTACCTCCCCCAAGCCGCCCCGTGACCTCCACCTTTTCACCCGAGATCAAGGAGACATCTCACAATGAATACAATCATGGTTCCAGATACTGGCGACGACTTCTTTGACAAGGAGCCGAGTCACGCTTTGTACAAGACAGCTTGCACTGCAGACGATTGCATGAGCAGCGATGCAATGACGGTTTATAGTGACGGACATACGCATTGCTATAGCTGTGATAAAACAGTTCAGCCTCATGAGATGAATGGTGAAGGTCCTTCGGCTCCGAAGCCTCGCCCAAAGGAAGCCAGCGATTTATTGCAAGGCGAATACCTTGGGGTTCGCTCTCGCGGCTTGACGCAAGAGACCGCTCGTAAGTTTGGGTACCGCACTGTTGACTACCGAGGCCAGCAAGCCTGGGCAGCTAACTATCGAGATACTTCCGGCGCGATCGTCGCTCAGAAGGTACGCACGAAAGATAAAGACTTTACTGTACTCGGTACCGCTAAACGCATGACCTTCTTTGGTCAGCATTTGTGGTCTCGAGGCAAGAAGATCGTAATCACTGAAGGCGAGATCGACTGCATGACAGTCAGTCAGCTACAGGATCATAAGTGGCCTACAGTGTCGCTCCCCCAGGGCGCGGCAGGAGCTCGCCGGTCAATCAAAGACAATTGGGATTACCTCAACGGTTTTGAGGAAGTCATCCTGATGTTTGACATGGATGAAGCCGGTCAGAAAGCAGCCCAAGAAGTGGCAGAGATGCTCCCTGTGGGCAAGGCCAAGATTGCTAGGTTGCCGCTCAAAGACGCTAACGAATGCCTCTTAAAGGGCGAGGGTGGCGCGATAATCAATGCTGTATGGCAAGCCAGGGAATACAGACCCGACGGTATTGTGTCGGCAAGTGATTTGCGTGAGCTGGTCACCAAGCCGGAAGTGCAAAGCGACATTGTTTACCCATTCCCTCGACTGAATGAGATTACCAAAGGCATACGCCGAGGTGAGCTGGTGACAGTCACGGCTGGATCAGGGATTGGCAAGACGACCTTGTGTAGTGAGGTCGCAATGCACTTGCATTCAAAGGGTCAACGCATTGGCCTCATCATGCTGGAAGAGAGTAACCAGCGCACACTAAGAAATCTTATTGGCATCCACCTCAGTAAAAACCTGACTGTGGATCCAGAGGCCGCTTCGACTGAGGAAGTCGAGGGGGCATTTGACGAGCTGTTCGGTAGTTCCGACCGGCCTGTCTATTTGTACGATCACTTCGGCTCGACCGATGTCGATCTCGTCTGTAACCGCATACGCTTCATGGCTAAGGCTCTGGATGTTGATTATGTCATCTTGGATCATATCTCGATCTTGGTGTCAGGGTTAGCAACCGGCGATGAGCGCAAGCTCATTGATATGGCAATGACCAAGCTGCGTACACTGGTGCAAGAGATCGATATTGGCTTGATCCTGGTGTCGCACTTGCGCCGCCCCGAGGGTGACCGAGGCCATGAAGATGGTGCCAAGGTTAGGTTAGGGCAGCTAAGGGGCAGTCATGCGATTGCCCAGCTTAGTGACATATGTCTGTCGCTTCAGGTTGACCCTGAGGATCCGCACAGCAATGTCCGTCACCTATTCGTTCTTAAGAACCGCTTTACGGGTCAGACCGGCCCAGCGGATACGCTTGTCTATGATCAAGACACAGGCCGATTGAAGAGCGAACAATCACCCTTCTGATCAGCGCACAGGGAGTAACCATGTGGCCCCGAAAGACAACGACACTGTCTATTTAAACCATGTGGTCTGGCGGCTTAAGCCAGGCCTAAAGAGCCTCAGTAAAAAAGACATCTCTTATTACAAGAAGAAGCACAACGCTTCTCGGGTTCTCATAATCAATGAGCGTGGCGAGCTCGTTTACTACGACAATTAAAACAAGGAGCTTGTATGAACATGAAAAGAAAGATTACCCCAACGCACACACTTGATTGGTATATCAAATGGGCTGGCACCTTTATGCTGCTCGGTGGATTAGTTTTACGCGCCTCTGAGTTTATGCCAGGCCTCGACATTCTGTTTACCCTTAATGGTACGATCGCTTGGTTTGTAGTCGGCTGGTTATGGCACGATCGTTCACTATTGGTGTTGAACGCGATTGCCGCAATCTTATTACTAATTACCTTATTGTCTGAGACTGGAGCGGTCGGTCGTGCTGCGCTTAGTCTTTGACGTTGAGACTGATGGTTTATTACCTCAGCTAACAAAGCTCCATTGCATCGAACTATTAAACGCCGACACCGGTGAGCAGTGGGGCTATGGCCCTAAAGAGATTGAGCGTGGTATCGCTGAGATCGAGGCTGCTGACGAAATCATTGGTCACAACATAATCGGGTTTGATATCCCAGCGATCAAGAAGGTTTACCGAGACTTCAACCCGAAGGCTAAGGTAACCGACACGCTCGTGTTATCTCACCTTTTACACGGCGATCTAAAGAATGAAGATTGGGAGCGCAACTGGCGCAATCCAGATGAGATGCCTAAGCGGCTCTATGGTTCCCACTCTTTGAAAGCCTGGGGTATACGCCTCGGCGATCACAAAGACGACTTTGACGGTGGTGACTGGAAAGCCTGGTCACCCGATATGCAGAAGTACTGCCGCCAGGATGTCGCCTTGAACCATCGCCTACTCGAGCACCTAGACACCGATAACTGGTCACAGGAAAGCATCGACCTGGAGCATCAAGCTGCTGAGCTGTGCTTTAGAATAGGCAACAATGGATGGACATTTAATCGCGACAAAGCATCCGAGTTGTATGCTGAGTTAGCTGCTGAGCGTTCAAAGATTGAAGCCGAGCTGCACGACCTGTTCGAGCCGTGGGAGATACGCACTCCGTTTATCCCAAAGGCAAACAACAGCAAGTACGGATACGAGAAGGGTGTCCCTACTGAAAAGGTTACAGTAGTTGAGTTTAACTACAACAGCCGCCGCCACATCGAAAGGTGCCTTAAGCACAAGTACGATTGGAAGCCAAAGCTGTTGACCGGCAATGGACACGCTCAGATCGATGAGAATGTCTTAGGCGGTCTTAACTACCCAGAAGCACAGAAGCTGTCGCGGATGTTTCTACTACAGAAACGCCTGGGCCAGCTCGCAGAAGGGCGCAATGCCTGGATGAAACTCGTCAACACTGATGGACGCTTACGACACCAGATTGTGCCTAGTGGCACTGTGTCGGGACGCGCCGCGCACCGGTTCCCTAACTTAGGACAGGTGCCACGGGCTACTCAGCCTTTCGGCAAAACATGTCGAGAGCTGTTCACTGTTCCCCCAGGCTTTAGCCTTGTGGGATCGGATTTGTCCGGCATCGAGCTGCGGATGCTCGCTCACTACCTCAATGATGGTGGAGCCTATGCAAAGCAGATACTTGAAGGCGACATTCACACTTTCAATCAGAAAGCTGCAGGTCTCGAAACAAGAGACCAAGCAAAGACCATGATCTATGCGCTTTGCTATGGAGCTGGACCGGCTCGCCTTGGAGAAATCCTTGGAGCTGGTTTTAAGGAAGGCAAACAACTGCAGGATCGTTTCTTTGCGGGAATGCCAGCCTTTGTCTCATTGAAGCGTGGAATACAAACAGCCGCTGATCGAGGTTACTTACGAAGCCTTGATGGTCGTCGGGTTCCAATCCGATCGGCTCACAGCGCACTTAATACTCTGCTGCAGTCTGCGGCGGGGTGCATCTCGAAGAAATGGATTTGCTTAGTTGATACTGCGTTGAGGGACGAAGGACTGGATGACAGGACTTATACGGTAGCTTGGGTACACGACGAGATCCAGATCGCTTGTTTACAAGGAATTGAAGATCATGTCGGTACTATCGCTGGACGAATGGCGCAAGAAGCTGGAAGAGCGTTCAACTTATCAATCCCAATCGACGCAGAGTACTCCTGGGGAACAACCTGGGCTGACAGCCACTAATGAGGAGCTTTTTCTACAGCTCCCGATGATGGCCTCGGTCTACACGGTTCTCCATAACACTTGGCGTTCTCCCTACACCACGAAATCAGACTTTGCCAGGGCACACGCCAACTACGTTGCGATGTGTGCCAGCGAAGACCTGATTACCACAAAGATTGCAGAAGACACCTGGGGCAACGAATGGCTCATCACCGAGATGGGTATGGCGTTCATGCAGGAGCTGCAGTTCACATTAGAAAGGATGAGTAATGAGCTCGGAATCGACTTCCCAACCCCAGAAGCTGACCCTACTGATTGATGCTGATTTATTCTTATACCAGGCCGCTGCGGCTGCTGAGGATGAGATTGATTGGGGTGATGATGTTTGGTCGCTGGCTACTGACCTAACCGAAGCCAAGCAAATCTTTACAGACAAGCTTAGCCAAATCCACGACCGCCTAGAGACAAAGGAACAGATCCTGTGCTTTAGCGACCGTGAAAACTTCCGACGAGATGTTGACCCGTCATACAAAAGCAATCGTAAGAAGACCCGCAAGCCGGTAGGCCACAAGGCTCTCATCGACTGGGCTAAGTCTACTTACAAGCATTACTGGAAGCCGAGGCTCGAGGCTGATGACTGCATGGGCATCATGGCGACCAGCCCTGGAGCCAACACAATCATCGTGTCTGACGACAAAGACATGAAGACAATCCCAGGCCGCTTGTATCGACCGATGGCTGACGAGATGCTGACGATTTCTTTCGAGGATGCTCAGCGTAACTTCTACACGCAGGTTCTGACCGGTGACACGACAGACGGTTACAAAGGCATTCCAGGTATAGGCCCTAAGAAGGCTGAGACCATCCTTGGGTCACGCCCTGATTGGGGCATCGTCATCCACGCCTACCAGAAAGCAGGAATGACGGAGACGGATGCCAAGAGCCAGGCTCGGTTAGCACGGATCTTACGTTGGTCTGAATGGGATGCTTCCGAAGGAACATTAAAACTATGGGAGCCAGAACATGACCGCCAAGCAAGTTAGCCGCCGTGAAAGCTACGAAGCCACGATGAAGCGCATGTCTAAACAGTCAAAGCCTAAGCCAGACGAAATCAATGAGCCTACTCACTACGCAAGGTGGGCTATCGAGCCGGTCGAGATGATCATGCAGAACGGCTTGGATTTCTGGAGAGGCAACATCATCAAGTACGTCATGAGAGCTGGCTACAAGCAAGGCAGCTACAAGACGACTAAAGAGGCAGAGATTGCCGACCTAAACAAAGCAGCTCGCTACATCGAGATGCGTATCAACCAACTCCAAGGCAAGGACATAACAGAATGAACAACAGCATCCGAGAGCTGCCCACTGACTATCAGAACTTTATAGCCTACTCCCGATACGCACGTTGGATGCCGGAAGAGGGTCGCCGAGAGAACTGGGGTGAGACTGTTGAGCGTTTCATCGAGAACATCTGCCGCCCTGTTGCGGGTGTAACCTCCAAGGATCTGTCGGAGCTGCGCGATGCAATCCTCAACCTTGAGGTGATGCCATCGATGCGAGCCATCATGACTGCCGGTGAAGCCTCACGCCGAGACAACACATGCATCTATAACTGTTCTTACCTGGCGGTCGATCACCCTCGTGCATTCGACGAGGCTATGTTTATCCTGCTGTGCGGCACTGGTGTCGGCTTCTCGGTGGAACGAGAGTACGTCAACAAGCTGCCTTGTGTGCCAGCCAGCCTGGCTGACAGTGACGACACAATCGTCGTGCAGGACAGCAAAGAGGGCTGGGCCAAGGCCTACCGCAAGCTCATCAGCTCGTTGTATACCGGCGACATTCCTAAGTGGGATGTGAGCAAGGTACGCCAGGCCGGTGCCCGACTGAAGACCTTTGGAGGCCGCGCCTCGGGCCCCGAACCTCTCGACCAGCTCTTTCGCTACACAATCGAGAAGTTCCAAGGCGCAGTCGGTCGCAACCTCAACGCCTTCGAGTGTCACTCGATCATGTGCAAGGTAGGTGAGGTGGTTGTCGTCGGTGGTGTACGCCGGTCAGCAATGATTAGCCTCAGCAACCTGCAAGACGACAAGATGCGTACAGCCAAGAGCGGCAACTGGTGGACTGATCGTCCTGAGATGGCGTTGGCTAACAACTCTGTCGCCTACACCCAGAAGCCCGATATGGATGCCTTCCTGAAGGAATGGCAGAGCCTTGTCGAGAGCAAGAGCGGAGAGCGTGGCATCTTCTCACGCATCGCAGCTCAAGAGCATGTCGCCTCACACGGTCGTCGTGACCCTGAGCATGAGTTCGGCACTAACCCGTGCAGCGAGATTATCCTGCGCCCTAATCAGTTCTGCAACCTCACCGAGGTCGTTGTCCGAGCCACGGACACCGAGGCAACACTGAAGAAGAAGGTGCGCTTAGCGACCATGCTCGGCACGATCCAATCAACCTACACGGACATGCCATACCTGCGCCCCATCTGGTCGAAGAACACCGAGGAAGAGCGTCTGTTGGGCGTGTCGTTAACAGGGATAATGGACAATGAAATTACTAGCAAACCGACTGAGAAGCTACTTAACAGGCTTCGTGACTTCGCTGTATCGACGAACAGCAGTTATGCTGAGCAGCTTGGAGTTAGTCCATCTGCGGCCATCACTTGCGTCAAGCCTTCTGGCACTGTATCGCAGCTTGTGGATAGTGCTTCTGGCATTCACGCTCGTCATAGCGGTCAGTATGTACGCACTGTTCGGGGCGATAACAAAGATCCTCTCACGCAGTTCATGATAGATCAGGGCGTACCCAACGAGCCCTGCTTCATGAAGCCTGACAACACGACTGTCTTCTCATTCCCAGTCAAGAGCCCCGAGGCTGCAGTCACTCGCAACGACATGTCTGCCCTTGAGCAGCTCGAGCTGTGGAAGACATATGCGCTGCATTGGTGTGAGCATAAGCCCAGCGTCACCATCTCGGTGCGAGACGATGAGTGGATGCATGTAGGTGCTTGGGTGTACGACAACTTCGATTTACTGTCCGGCATCTCATTCCTGCCACACTCAGATCATAGCTATAGACAGGCACCCTATCAGGATGTCGAGAAGAAGGTATGGAACCAAGTAGAGCGGCAGATGCCTAAAGAGATTGCCTGGGCTGAGCTGGCTACATATGAGCAAGGCGAAGACAATACTGCAGGATCACAGACGCTAGCTTGCTCTGGTGATAGCTGTGAGATTGTAGACATATAAGAGAGTGTGCAGGGGCAAGACGGTATCCACTGATGCTTCCCTAATGACAGGCCGCTGGACTGCGCTGACAAGCCCCTGCACTTACCCTTATATAGGCAACATGCCTATAGTTACAACGGGAACAAACAGGGCTCATGCATTATGTCCACCCTAAGGAGAGTTTCCCCTTGTAGTCTTATGAGGGACTGCCGACCAGGCATATGATATGGACTTCGGACCAGGCATATGACGCTGCTCAGGATGTGCTGTCGTCTTCTTATGTGGCAAGGCTCAGGTCTACTCAGGTGGCTCTCAGGTAGCTTCTAATGGCTTCTCAGGACTACTTAGGTGGGGATACTCTGGTGGTACTTAGGTGGTACTTATGGGGTAAGCCCCGATTTGTACTGCAAAGAAATAGCCTTGTCCCATCAATTGTCAGATCGTCAATCGTCGGTCATCTAAAATGTCAACGGATACAACATCCGATAAC